AAAGACTTTGTGGATATGTAAATTCAACCCCGATAGGCTTAAATAAATATTCCGCAGCTTCAGGTACAATGATGTCCGCATAGATATCTGAGTTCTCCGCAATGGTCACCTCAGATGGTATCTGAATACATGGCTCAGAAGAGTCAGATATTGCGCTGGAATAGCTTGTTTGATATTCACCCACCTGAAACTGAAGCCTCGGATTAGCCAGTCCATAGGTGTGCATACCAAGCACTTTCCACCATCGGCATGCAATGCGAGCAGGAGTGTGAAAGATGTTGTAAAGGTTATTTAATGGACTACTTGAAAAAGTAATTAAGTTGCTTGGTAGGCTTACAGTACCGGGAAGGAATGTAACTGCACCAGTTTCTTGAAACAAATTAAAAGTAGTGTCTTCCACATCTTCTAATTCAATGGTTTGTCTATTTAGCCAAATGATAAAAGTTTCATAGTCATTAGGCCTATCTGATGTAGCACCTCCAAAACTTATGTCTGATAATCTTCTGCTAAATTCAATCGCATATCCCTCGGCAATTAAAGGTGTCCTGATGTCCAACTTGCCTGATGAGTTCTCAGCCATTGCCCTATTATTCACAAAGTAATTGCGATCAGTGTGGATGGCAAAAGTTCCTGATAGCTGAATGTTTTTCCACTTCTCATCATATCCAAGCTGGATGGCATTGGCTAACATATCAACCTTAGCCATTGTGGTTACTTCTCCAACATTGTTGAAGGTTTGACTTATGCTATTCTGATAGAAGTATTCTCTCGGCTCAACTCTTATTTTCCATTCTGTTCCTGTCCATTCAAATGCCCATCCGAGGCAAAAGATTCTATCAAGTGCCTCAAACGTCTTTTTCCAAGTTGTCTTGAGTGCGCCAAGGTCATCCTGGTTATCTGCTTGCCTAATTCGAAGACCATTGGTTAGAGCATTATTCCAATAGCATCCTCCTTCATCCTCATTAAAAACATCTGAAAGCAACTTATTATTGCTTCCTGTCATCATGTAGATTGCCCTTTTAAGCCATTGCTCAATTGTTAAGCAGTTGGCTGTTGAGGCATAATCTCCTGAATTAATTTCATTAAGGTTTATAGTATAGCCTTTATCAATATCAACGGTAACAGCAGCAGTAACTGTGCTAAATGATGTTTGAGCAAAAAGAAGTGCAAGTGTAATGCCTGTAGCAATTGTAAATGATCCTGTGTAAGTGTTGCTGATAGTTACTGAAGCACCTGCCGATAATGTAGTATTGTAAAGAACTAGGCTTGGAGGATATGATTGAGGAATGTTTCCATTAAATTGAACTAAATCAAATTCAACATCTATTGGCCCTGTTAAATCATTATTTGTAAGAGTAAAGTCAATAGTTATTTCATAACTTAAAGTTCTACTATTACTTTGATTATTTTTAAAAATAGGTGAGCCTGGTAGATTTCCATCACCTACAACAAATATGACATTAGTGTCAAATACACTCCCATAATTTTCCGTAAAGTCCTTTTGCTGCCAATATGTAGGCACAATTGCATATCTATTTGCACCCGGGCCAAGTGAGCCTCTTGTTAAGTAGGTGCTACTATCTGCTAAGTTCTTACCATTGGCCTGAAGGTATAAGTCCTGCCTATGTAACCTAATTTCCTTTTCTGTTAGAGCAGCAATAGAATCACCATTTAAGTCTTTGATGGCTGTAAGATCAATCTCTACATCCTGTCGAGCCTTAAACTGCTCTCTAAAGTTATCATCAATAATTCCAACAGTTATCTCCCAGCTATCTGTGTCACATACATTATGCTCCTGGTAGATGGCAAGGTTAAGCATGCCATTGAACTCATAAGGCTCACCACCATACCCAACATCTGAAGTTATTTGGATGGTGATTTCGGCATTGATAAAGTATTGGTCATAAAGAGCCTTGATTAAAGTAGCTCCTCTCTCATAGAATCGCATCTCAGTTGAGAATGGTTGATCTATGCCATGAGACTCCATCCTGATGGCTGTGAACTCAATTGCATCCCAGCCAATCGGTTCTTCTACCTCAGTGCCATTAAGAAAAAAACTCCATCCTGCCATGCTTCAAAAATAGATAAAAAAAAGGGATAGCAGTACTACCCCTCTTTCACCTATCTAAACCAAACATTAATTCTCAGTCCTAAATCTATTATTTAGAATCTTAGTTGTCCTCCTTGGTGTTCTTATGAACTTCTCGAAACCTCTTTCATCCATGTTGAGTTGAGTAATTGGCAATCCTTTTAGGATGCTTCCAAGTTCCCTTATTTCGCCCACAACAGGACTGCCACTGCTTGACTGTCTTCCCGATTGCATACTGCCCCAATAAACCTCCTGCCTACTTAGTGCATGATTAGGAATTACCTGAGAGCCTTTAGGTAAGTCCACCAGGGTGGCTGTTGGTGGAGTGAAATAGACCTTGCCCGATTCAGTCACTACTTTCTCAACTCCTCTTTCACCTACCATTGCCTTACCTCCTTTGAATGGCTTGCCTTTAGTTCCTTCTGCAAACTCAGGCACTGGTTGAGCCATAATAAATCCTATTTGTGCAGCCTGATTAAACAGTGTAAGAGCAGCAAGTGGTAATGTAACTGGGCTGCTTGACCATTTAGCAACTATGGCAGCAGTTTCAAATATTACTCTTGCAACAGCAGCAGTTTGTTCAGCTTTCCATGCTTTCATTTTTAGCTCTTTTTCCTTTTCTGCCTTACGCTGATTGATTTCATCAATTTTTTGCTGGTTGCCATCTGCAAGCCTGATTTCCTCGCTGTAACGCTTATCAAGTAGGCTTAATTCATTGTTTATCCTTGAGGCATAGAAGTTAAAAGCTGATTGGGTTAATTGATTAGTTAATTCAAAAACCTGAATAAGATTTTTAATTTGTTCTTCTTTTTCATCATCTTTTCTTTTTTTCCTTTCTTCTGCGAATTGCTTGTCAAGCTCATCCATTTTCTCTTGATGTTTTAAATCAAGTTGTTCTAATTCAAAATCAGTTTTTTCTTTTTTGCTTATTCTTTCCTCTTGAGCCTTTGTTTTGTCTTGCTCAAATTTTGCATTTGCTATCCTTTGCTTATTGATTTCTTCTAAAGTTGATTGAGTTTCTTGTTTTAAGTCTCTAACAGTCTCAACCCTATTTAAAGTCCTTTCCTTATCAGTTACTTTGATGGCATCAGTTGCAGCCTGAACTCCTTTGCCTGAATATTCGACTTGAAGATTGTAGGCATCGTTTAAGTATTTCTTTTCAGCCTTATATTCTTCTCTAAGGATATCAATCTTGTTATCAAAGTTTATTTTGATATTCAATTGAGCTAACTCTCTTGTAAGTTTAAGAAGTTGCAACTTCCTCGCATATTGCTTCTCTTCAAACTTTTGAGCCTCCTTAGCAGCTTTAGGATCAACAATTGGAACTGCATTGGCTTGTTCCCTTGTTTTAATTTCTTCTTTATAAGCATCTATTACTGATTGCTGAATCAAGAACTGTTCTCTCAATGCATCAGCAGTTGCTTTGTCAGTGGTATTCTTAAATTGTTTTTCAATCAAGTCAAGCTTTATCTCCTCTTGTTGAACTTGCGCCCTAAGAGCATTACTTGAAAGCAGTGAAGTCTGTTTTAATGTTTCATTGTATGCCTTCTGATTCTTTTCTGCTTGAGCATCATCCTGAGTCTTTAGGAGTTGATTAGCATAATAAAGAGCTTTTTCGAGTAAAGCAGAAGTCTGAGTCATTAAAGGCATAAAGAACCTGCCTACTCTTGTTTGGAATATTGTAAAAGCATTTGAAATCTTATTAACATTTTGAGCAAGACCATTTGTTCCCGATGCTTCTTGGGAAGCTTTTGCAAGTTCTGCCGTAAATGGAATTATAAAATCCCTTGATGTTAGCTTACCAGTTGCCATCATCTTGTTAAGTTCCTGTTCGGTTACTCCAATTGATTTTGCAGCAATTGAGAATGCCCCAGGAATTCTCTCACCAATCTGACCTCTTAATTCTTCAGCCTGAACAGTGCCTTTAGAAATTATTTGACCTAAAGCAAGAAATACCCCTTTAGCATCCTCTGAACTTAATCCAAAAGCTTTTACTGCTTGAGCAACATTTTCAAACACTTTTTGAGTTTGCGAATTAGTAAGGCCTGCTTGCGATGCAGCTCCTGATAAAGTCTTATATCCAGCAACAGAGGCTTCTAAACTAATTCCAAGTTTATTGGATGTGTCAATTAAAAATTGAAATGATCTACCTCCTGCAAGTGCAGAACCTGATGTAAAATCAAGAACTTTCTGAAACTGTTGAAACTTTAAAGTGGTTTCAAACACAGCCTCTCCAAATGCTTTTATTTGGCTAAAGGCAAAAACTCCGGCAATGGCTGTGCCTGCTTTGGTAGCAAGACTTGTAAGCTGGCTCATATTCTTGCCAGTATCTTGACTTTCCTTGTTGAACTTTTTAAGTTCACTTAAAGCCTGCTTCTCCTCATTGCTTAACTTATCAAATGCTTGAGCAGCAGTTTCAAGATTGGATGTCTCAACAACATACCTAATCTTAATATCATTATTGGAAATAGTTGCCATGTCTTTCTATTTGTGGCAAAGTTACAATAAAAAGCCCCCCAATTTGGGAGGCTCTTTGAACTTAAATGAAACACATAAAAAAAAAGTATCTTATCTCTGACTCCTCTTGGACTTCTGCTCGGCAATCCAAGTGGAATAGATTAAATAGTATTCATAAACTGGCCTTTCGACCAGGAATTTAGCTCTGTAAGCATCTCCACCTGCGATTCTAAGGACTTCGCTAAATCGCTGTCTGTGTTGTCTAATAATTGAAGTCCAATAATGTGCTTCAGGTTGTTTAGGCTTTGGAGAGTTTCTGCCTGCAAATAGGTCGGAAAATTCATGCTGTATTCTGTCAAAGAGGGAAGATAAGCGTACTCCGGCAGATTCAAAAAAAAACCTTCTACATCATTGGACTTCATCCAATGCTCAAGCTTGCTTTTGTTGTATGGATACTGGTAGTCAAGTGGATTCTCATTTTCATCAAAGTAAACAACGGTTGCAAGCTTCAACTGCCTAAGCAGGCTGACAGATATCTCCATCTGCTCCTTGAGCCTTGAGGCCATAATACCTACCTCATAAAGCTTCTTGTCATCCTTCTTCTTCTTGTCCATGAGCAAATTGATTAGCCCATTGTTCCAGCCTCTTAAGAAGTCAGGATTGATTTGCCAAAGCTCCTCGGTGAATATATCCCTGGCAGCTACTGCTCTTTGAAATGGCACATTTACCTCAGATACGAATTTAAAGTATTTGACACCTCCTGAAATAAAGGCATACTCTATTTGATCCCATCTGTCTTTCGGGGCTACTCCTTGATACCTTGGTTTTTCCGGATGATTGACAACATCCGTTTCTGCATTAACGACAGGAGGAGGAGAAATAGATGGTTTGCGCCTAAGAAAATTGAACATAAGTAAAATGGTTGGTTAAAGATTAGACAAGAGATAACCAGGAACTGCCATGCTCCTGAGCAATAAGGACATTCACCAAGTGGCTTGGCCCACAAAGTCGGCAACTTCTGAATTTGGTACAGATACCACTGCCCAATCGGATGATCGTCCAGTAGGTAATCCAAAAACAAGGAAAAAGCTGCACTGATCAGAGCAATCAGAGTCAATGTCAGTAGGTTGAGAATCATGTGGGAGTTCAATAATGCAGCAGCCTCTTCGCTTGCCACCACAGGAAGCAATAAGTTCATCATACATAATATGGGTCAGGGATTAAATCGTTGAATATGTTTAGGACTACCTCATTAATGCCTTCATCATTTCGATAGGTTGGCGCAAAGCTGAAGCAGATGGTTGAGTATGTTAAGCCATCAACAGCTACGAATTCATAGACCTTCTTATTGGTGGGATTAATGAACTCTAACTCATATTGACCGCCATAAGGATTGAAAAAACCATCAGGACAGCCTGCCAAATCAATCTCAATGTAACCGAGGTAATCAATGTCTAACTGCTGGCTGATGCGAGCATTCACCCCAGGCTTATTGATGTTGATGATGATTGAATCCTCAGGGTAAGATGGTGGCACAAGAATCAACAAAGCATCAGGACAACTGTTGAGAGGCTCACAGGCTTTGAAACAATTACTGCAACATTGTGCCATACTTTTCGAGATTGAAGTTACTGGTGATCTCTGCAAAATTAGAGAAAATAAAATAACGGAAGGCATCTAAAGCATGTGACTTGTCAGGATTCTTATTCTTCCATGGGTCAAGGCTTCCCTGCCTGCTTACCTTGGCTTCTTTCAGGTCAATGACTAACTCATCACACCTTTTGCCACTAATCTGCACCTTAGCCTTCTGAAGAGTCAGGATGGTGACCAGCCTGCTTGCTATGTGGCTTGGGTTTGACCTTGGCACTTGGATTTGCATGTCACCTATGCCGAGATAGTTTTTGATGAGAGCATAAGCTGAGATGTTGTCCTGAGTGAATGCGTTTCTGCTTGCTCCTGATGCATCACCGTTGATGATGTATGTCATATCAGGAAACTCTTGCTTGATGGTTTGGCATAAGGCTGCAAGATCACCAACACGGTAAACTTTAATTACATTGATGGTGGCATAAAACAAGCCTTCTGATGAGTTCTTGATGTATTGGCTTACAACGCAAGTGTTAGTCACATTGAAGTCAAAGGCAAGATATAGATTGTGAATCGGAGATGCTTTGATGTAGCCCTGGTAAACATGCTTGCTAAAGTCGAAGCTTGTGGCAAAAAGCGACTCCCTATCCCAAATGCCCCACTGCCCCAAGGCATAAACCTCATAGTAAGTCTGAGATACTTCTTTGAGAGCCTCCATTCTGACAGGGTATTGGTCATCAAGAAAGTCAAGAGCATCCAAGTAAGTGCCGTGAAGCCTCAGCACATCATTGGCTTCCTTCTGTGGCACATCGTCAAAGAATCTCTTTTTAATCCAATGACTGTCGGAGACAGGATTAAAGGTTAGAAAGAATCTCTTTGGATGCTCAGACTTACCCCGAAGTCGCAATGTGATTTGAGTGAAGTCCTCAAGTGTCAGCTCTGTAGCTTCCTCAATCCAAATGTACTTTGCCTGGCTAAGTGACTTTAGCTTTTCGGGGTCATCACATCCAAGAAATATAATCTTGTTGCCACCAGATTGAATCTCTAAGTACCCAGTCTTAACTCTGCAAAGCTTATTCAAGCCCCACTGAGTTATCTTGTTTTGAAAGTCTGCAAAGACTGAGTTTCTCAGAGTGCTGGCAACCTTCCTTATCACAAAGTAAGTTTGAAACTCATTGTTTCTGTGATCGCATATCTCAGCCAGCAGCATCTGAATCATGGTCTGACTTTTGCCACTTCCTGCACCACCCCAAAGGATATTATAGGTCTTGGGGTCAGTTACTGCATTAAGATATTTCTCCTGCCATAGGTCAGGACTTGACAAATCAATCTTTGCCAAGTTACTCTGATGCTTTAGCCTCCTTTGGACTTGTAGGTCTGATGACCTCTGTCATCTGCATGGTGACTTGCTCCTGGTTCATGAGGCCCAAGTCTCTTGCTATGATGTTGTGATTGAATAGGCCACTTGCAGCCCCCTCCAGCTTGCTTGTGTAGATGGCTTGCTCTATGCGTGTAAAGACACTACCAAAATCTTTTGATTTAGTCTTATACTCTGAAAGCTTAGTCCAGCAGGAGAAGCCACATGCAAGAGCAAAACCTTCTTTAGTCAGCAATCTTTTTTTAGGCAATCTGACCTCAGTCGCATCCTTACCCCTAAAGTCTACCTCAATCAAAGGAGTTTCTTCTGCCCACTGAACATACTGTTCAAAGTTCTCAAGGATTTCTTCAGGAGTTTTAAACTTCCCATCAAGGCCATGCTTTAGCCTTAACATCCAACATTGATTTCCCTTAGGTGCTGCCATAATTTGTACCGGCCTTTCAGCCTTAATTTTGTGGTTATTTTAATAAGTTATAAAAATCGTTTTTCGGGGCAATCTGATGAATCCAGCAACTGTACTTTGAAACTATATTTTTGCCAAAGAACTCATCAACTGCCTTTTTCACTCCTTCCCAATCGGGATAATCATGGCCTGCAATTACTCCTCCTTGTTTCACTTTTGGAAACCAGGCATTTATGTCTGCAATTACATTATCATAGTCATGAGATGCATCAATAAAGCAAAAGTCAAGTGATTGATCTGCGACAAGTTTAGCAGCTTCAATGCTTGTAGATTTGACCGGAATGATTAAGCCATTTAGTGGCTCAATATTCGTGAGAAATTCATCGTAAAGAGTTTTTTCTTTAATGGCCTTAATGTCTTTGGTAAATTCACAGCCTGCCCAAGTATCAACACATGTAAAAGAATGTTCTTTTCCGCTGTTTATGATTTCCACCCCCATGTAAACAGATGATCTGCCTTTCCAAGAACCTATCTCATAGAAATTGCTTTTTGGCTGGAAGTAATTAACTGCTGCTGAATAAAGTTCAGGATAGCTAAACCAATCTTCACCGATATCTTGAAAGTAATGATTCATTGCTACTTCTTCTTTACCAATATCTTGATAATAGTGATTCATTGCTACATTTTCTTTTTAGCTGCTTTCTTGGCCTTCTTAGCAACAGAAAGAGCAATGGCAACGGCTTGCTTTTGCTTCATTTTTGGATGTTTCTTAAGTTCTGTAGAAATGTTTGAACTTATAGTTTTTTGCGAATACCCCTTTTTTAATGGCATAGCTTTAATTGTTTAAGACAAAGGTAAGTGTTTTAGGATTGATTCGTAAAGCTCAAGTTGATTCTGCCAACGAGATTGGTAACCAGGAGTCAGGTTGGTTTCAAGTTTTGCTCTAAGTGCCTTGCACTTTCTCTTTAGCATAAATCGAAGGTCTTGTAATTCCATAAGTTTTGGTTCTTCTGTGTAAATTAAATCTTGTGAATATGTTGCTGTGCCTTCCCACATGCAAGGCACTTGGCTGATATTGATATTATTCATAGTTTCTAAGTCGCATTAAAGGCCCATCAAATTTCAAAGGTTTGATTCCGGTTGAACCTGATCGCATTTTGACTTGGTCAATAATACACAAATTTTCATTAGGGTATTCTCTGTCTCCTATTTTGGTTGTGCTGGAAGCTTCATAATAAAATTCAGGCCGAAGCATCATCCAAATTACATCGGCATCCTGTTCGATGCTTCCTGATTCCCGAAGGTCTGACATCATCGGCATCTTATCCTGTCTCTCATCAACTCGCCTGCTTAATTGGCTCAAGGCAATAACTGGTATTTGCAATTCTTTGGCAAGGAGTTTTAACCCTCTTGAAATTTCTCCGATTATGTTTACTCGGTTTGTTTCTTTAGGATTGACCGATTCCATAAGTTGGAGATAGTCAAGGAAGATGATTTTAATTCCAAACTTGTTCTTCCACATGGTAGCCTTGGTTCTTAGCTTTCTGATGTTAAGGTAACCATCCTCACTTATTTTCAAGTTCCAATCAGCCATCCTATCAACAGCCCTTTTTAGTGAATCCTTGTCTAAGTTATTTAGTTCATTCTGCTTGATTTTGTAAGCATAAACTTCAGACTCTTGGCTGGCAAGCCTTTGGATTAGTTCAGACTTAGTCATCTCCAAGCTGAATAAGCCACATGGAATGTTTTGCTTTGCTAAGTTTCTCATTATGCTCACAACAAGTGCAGTTTTGCCTTGCCCCGGTCTTGCTCCTATAATGGTCAATTCTCCAGCATTAAAACCACCGCATAACTTGTCAAGTGATTCAATTCCGGTTGAATAACCTCCTACTGTTCCAGCAGGCCTGTTGAACCAATTGTTAGAAGTTTCAAATAAGGCTTTTTGAAAGTTCTCTTCTGTTTGGTTGATAGTTGATGCAAGAAGGTTATCCGATTGTAACTGAATTTTTGCAAGGTGTTCAAAAATATCAATGGCATCAGAAGTTGATCCAGCAAGCAAGTCCTGAGCTATGAAATAGGTTTTCATTTTAAGATACTGTTCAACAAGTATCCGGCAATGAATTTCAATGTGACCAGGATGCTTAAGGCTTGTGAATATGCTTGTCAAATATCTAACACCTCCAGCTTCATTAATCAGATTTGATTTTTTTAGAGTGACTGCAAGAGTTTCTAAATTGATTGACTCACCGGCATCATGGTGGGCTTGTATGGCTTTTGCAATTACCTTGTTTTTATCAACCTGAAAGACCTCTACTGATGGCAGGATGTTAAAGGCTTCTAATCTTTCATCATCAAAAAGCATCATGGCAGAAAGCACTTGCTTTTCTATTTCTTCGTTTTGGAATTCCATTATTGTTTGGTTTTAGGGATACAGTTTGAAAAATCAACTCCTTTCTGATGTGGAGGCTTGTAGGGTGCATTTTCCTGCGGAACATCCGTGCTTGCCTCTTTTTTGTTTTTATGGAAATCAGTAGAATTTCGTTTCCAAGTTGCTAACCTTTTTTTAATGTCAAAGAATTTTTGAGCCTGAAATCTCATTTTACCTTTTTGGTCAGTTTCTGTCCAATAATTGCAAAAGTCATTAATCATTGCAAACCCATAGTTTTCTTCATATTTATTCAACAACTCTTGAAACTCATTTTGAGTTTTAATTGGTTTATGGTTTCTTGGTTTAGTGGTTTCTTGGTTTACTTGTTTAACTATGGGTACACTGCCGTTATCATTGTCGTCATTTTGTTGTATCATTGCCGTATCCATTGCCGTAGTAATCGCCGTATGTACCGCCGTGTCATTATCGTAACAGCGGAGTGTAATTACTCTGCCATAATTTTGATTTACTGAAGGTCTAATAGTCTTAATAAAACCCCAATTTTCAAGATCAGTAAGTGCGCTTAAATAGGTGTTTTTATTTCCTATGGATAAGCCCTCCATAGTAAACTGAGTATTAATTGTAAACTCATCTTTCCAACCTAAACGGTTGTTTAGTTCAATCAGCCAGCAATAGATTGCAGTATGCTGAACCTTTGCTTCTGTATTATCAAAAGTGAAGTTGAACCATCTCCTGGTAAGTTGATAACCATTCATAAGGATTCAATTAATGTTTGTCTAAACTCATTTAAAGCAATCATGGCATAATGATTGCCTCCGGTGTCAGGATGATGCTTGTGAACTAACTTTTTAAAAGCTTTATCAATAATTTCATAATTGAAGTGCTTTGTTGGTAGTTCATAATCTGAGTATCTAAAATTAATAATTCCAAGGCATTCAGCCTTAATTTCATAATCTACAAAGTCTGCTTCAAGTAAGTAGGCTAAGTAGCTTGTAGGCACATCTTCAATTTCATGTCCCTTAAACTTTCCAAAATTTAATTTCATAAAAGAAAAACCTCATCCAGTTTTCCTTGTTGAGACCAGCCGAAACATAGGCTGACAAGTACTTACCGGATGAGGCTTTAATATTTTTCATTTGTTTCTACTTATAACCCAGGTCTCAATTGGGGTCTTTCGACATGCAAATCTAAGCTTCTTTTTTCAAATGCTCATCAAAATTATTGATGTACTCAATGAACTTATTGACCTCATCCTCTTCCATGTCAAATATCTGCCACACTAAGCCAATGATTGAACTATTAATTGTATCCTCAGCCTCTGCCATGTCTTGGCCTAACTGCTGGTGCAGGAACTTCTCAAACTCAACGGAGTGATGAAGTAGCCTATTAAAGTGAAGTTTCACATCATGCCTTAGAGCCTTATCAGAATGCTTAATGACAAAGCCTGTCTCTATAATGCCCCGAACAAAGCATGTGAATTTAGAAAAGTCATTTTTCATTTGCGTAAACAGTGAAAGAATAGAACAGTCATAGCAAGAGCAAACACAGTGATGGCAAAGGTTACTGATCTCCAGTAGTAATACTCTTTCTGAAGCTTCAGGTAATCCTGGTTGGCATGATTCAACTTAAGCAGATTGTCCTCATTTAATTGCTTGACCTTGGCAGTCTGCTCCTTGTGATAATCCCTTGCTCTTCTGTGATTGTCAGCAATTCTCTTGCACTCAGCAAGCTTGTCAATTAGTTCTTGGCTCATGTTTGATTTATTTTTTTGCAAATAAAAAACCAATTAAGCCAAGAATCAAAATTAATTATCTGAAAACCATAATGGTGTTCTTAAACCACCACAATGTTGATGAGTTACGGAGTGCTTTCGTGGCTACTTCATCAAATGTAAAGGCTCTTAAATGCATCTCATCAATGATGTGTTCATTGCTTTGGCAATTTACATGCCCATCACCATCTTGCCCAGGTACTGCCCAAGAAAGAATAATTAAACCATTGGCATGCTTGCACACATTATCAAGGTAGATGCTTTCAAATTCTGCTGGAATATGCTCCCCTACCTCAAGAGACATTACGCAATCAAACTTTTCGCCTAAGTCAAACTCAACTGATAGGTCTTGAGTTCTTGCAGTGCCTAATGTAAGAGCATATGTGTTTGGATTGCCATCATAAGCCTGACAGATTATTCCAGCTTGTCTGAACTGCTCGGTATAATAGTTCATCCCACAGCCAAAGTCTACTAAGTTCTGTAGCTTCTCCTTTTGTAGCATAGCAGCAATTGCCAAGGCAAGCCTGCGATCATGCATGTGACCTTCTGAGGTCTTGTTTTCCCAAAAACCTTTCTCGTTGATTTTCATTTTTTTGAAATATTAAAATACCAATCTATAACCGTTACTACTTCATCAAGTGACCAGCTCACAAGAACCAGCCAATTCTGAGCCACTAATTTATCAAGAAAAGCCAATTGTTGCTCTGAAGGTTTATTGTAACCTACCTTCAACTCTATGGCTAAACCTGAGAAGCCTTTAAGCTGGTCGAGAATCAAGCAGTCAGGCACTCCTGGCTTAGTTCCCATGCCCTTGAGTTTGCTTGCCTCTATAGCATTCCTACTACCTCCATTCGGGCAATGAAACCAAGTGGCTTGAACATTGTCCAAATACTTAGCAACTGACTTCTGAAAGTCATCCTCTTTGCCAACATATTTCTTAAAGCCACCGGATAGGTCAATCAGCATTTCCGGATTAGTATGTAAAAATTCAAAATAGAACCCTGCCATAAATTTCTTGCAATTACATTTGCAAACCTAAGCCAATTAGAATTAAAAATGACATCTTTAAAAATGAGTGACTTCTGTAGGGAGTTCAACATACCTCAACACCGATTTAGTCGCTATAAGTCTGCCTTTGCTCTTATTGAGATGAATGGCTTTCAGAAGCCATGGGTTCTTGTCAATGAATATAATAAGGCAATGGTTAAAGAGATTCTCAGCATCAAAGGCACAAGGCCCAAGAAAGATAGATTGACCTATGATGCTTATAAGGAGAAGTATGGGATAACTGTTGATCACTTCCAAAAGGTGTGGCACAGGCTTCACCTGGAAGACTTGGATGGCAAGATGATGATTGTGGATAGTAAGCAGAATTATGCCCTTTTGAAGTATGGTAGGGTATACCGAAAAAAAACTTAGATTATTTTTGCAGATATATTTGCAGATAAAAAAACAAGTATTACATTTGTATCACTGCAACGGAGCAGCACAAGTTCAAAACATAA